GAAAGTTTTTTGTTGTATGCCGCTAAGTATTACGATATACGAATGGCAGCCTCAACAGAAGAGTTCTATGACGATCTAAGACGATTTCAACATCTCAAAAGATTGTTCAAACGATATGAAGAAGATAATGATTTAAAAGTTAGACTGATACTTAATCATCTGACTGTAATCTACAACTGCTTTGGTGCAGGTGCTACTACGATGCTGTTCTATCGATTAGAAGAGTATCAGAAGTCTCTGAAGCCATTTATTATAATGTTGGGCTATCTTCCAGAAATTGTAGAATACTCAGATAAAAAACTTATTACATCTGAAATACCTTTAGACCAAATAATAGTAGACGAGTTAAGAAACTTATGATAGTTGATTTATTTCTAGTATACCAATTCATTAAGAGGCTAAGTACGCCCTTTAAAGAGTGGGATGCGTATGAACTCGGTATTATTGATGAGAAAGGTACTCAACTCATCAAGAGAAAAGACTTCACTACACGAGATCAAAAGAATGCATTTGGTATCTTTGATATCATGATTATGAAGTTGAAAAGACTTTTAGAAAAAATACCTGGCGGTAAAACACGCATTGGCTCTTATGCGGCTGCCTTATACCTAATCAAAGAGCAACAGAGTATCGAGAAAGGTGGATTTGAACTTGTTGAATCTTTCACTGAAGAGACTCTTGAAGAGAAACTAAAGCAGTACATTGAGGATGTTAAATTCCAAACTATGGATATTGACGAACTGTTTGAAAATATATTTGATGAAGAAGTCCCTGCAAATAGTACAGCAAATGTTGCTGGCGCAGGGTCTGATGGAACAGTAGTAATGACACCATCAGCCGCTAAAAAATATAAAAAGAAAAACAAGAAGTCAGCAGAAAAGTTGATAACATTCAAAGACTCAATAAAGGTTTAGTAGTAAAATGGCAGAAATAAACGGTTTAAATGCTGTAAAGACTGATGTGGAAATTTTAAAGAAAGATGTATCTAATATTCAAGGTCTACTTGGTAAGCTAGATACAGCTATCGATAAGATTGCTGATGCGACCAACGGCATCTCACGCATTCTAGCAGTACACGAAAGTAAGCTAGAAGAAGCTAGTGCCGATCTGCTTGAAGCCCAATCGAGATCAGAAAAATCTGACGAACTACTTCATCAAAGAATCAAAGAGAAAGATCAAGAACAAAAAGAATTTGCTCAAGAGAATCATGATGCCCTAATGGATTTTCTTAAAGACCACGATGATCGATCTATTGTATCACTAGAAGAGATATACAAACGAATCAGAGTACTAGAACAATGGAAATGGGTTATTGTTGGTGGTGCCGCCGCTATTCTCTATCTACTCTCAGAGTCAAATATTCTCGAACAAATTGGCTAAAACCCTTGACATATCTCTCAAATAGTGTATAATAGAGTCATCGGGTAACACTATATCATGGAGATTTATGAACGCAACAGACCTAAAGTATGCAGGCATTCTGTCTACACGCCTAGAAAGATACTCAGTTAAAGAGAACACGCCATATCGAGCAAACTGCCGATGTCCAATTTGTGGCGACTCGCAAAAGTCAAAACTCAAAGCAAGAGGGTGGATACTAGAGAAAGATAATAGTGCTATCTACTATTGTCACAATTGTGGTGCTTCTCTTGGTATGCGTAACTTCCTCAAAGCAGTCGATCACAATCTGTATAACGAGTACATCATTGATACAGCACTTGATAAGAAAGCAAGACGAGAACTCTTTCAACCAAAAGAAGATGTCAAGCCACTTGATACTCTCACAATGAAAGCACCAAAGTTCAAGAAGAAAGGCTCACCACTTCTCAAGATCAAGAAAGTTTCTTCATTAAATTATGACCATAAAGTTAAAAAATATTTGCTAAAAAGGGCGATTCCGCCTTCGCAACAATATAAATTATACTATGCTCCTAGATTTAATGAGTGGGTTAATTCTATTCTGCCAGGCAAGTTACCAACGCTTGAGCATGATAGCCCAAGACTCGTTATGCCATTCATAGACAAGAGTGGTAATATGTTTGGATTCAATGCAAGAGCATTTAGAGATAATGAGTTACGCTATATAACTATCATGCTAGACGATAATATGCCTAAGATATTTGGTCTAGACAAAGTTAACTTCAGTAAGAAGTACTACGTTATTGAAGGGCCCATAGACAGTTTGTTTATGGACAACGCTGTCGCAATGGCAGGTGCAGATGGAAATGCAAACGGACTAGAGCAAAAAGAAAATGCTGTGTTCGTATTCGACAATGAACCAAGAAACAAAGAGATTGTTTCGAGAATGGAAAGATGTATTGACAAGGGATACAGTATTTGTATCTGGCCTGAAAAGATACTTGACAAAGACATCAACGATGTGATATTATCTGGGCTATCAGAAGCAGATTTAAAGTTAATGATAGACGATAACACTTATAGAGGCTTAGAGGGCAAATTGCAACTAAGCTATTGGAAAAAATGTTAACCCATAGGAAATTTAATGAAAGCGAAACTCATAGGCTTCACACAGCCCGCAAGCGGCTCGGTGGAAGGATTGCAAGATGTACAAGATTTAGTGGCATATTGCGCTAAAGTATCAAACCCGAAAGGGCAAATGAATCTAGAAACAAGTGAGCGACTTCTCGCTTATCTTATCAAACACAAACACTGGAGCCCATTCGAAATGGCTTCTGCGACAATCGAAGTAGAGACAACTCGTGATATTGCGAGACAGTTTCTTCGTCATCGTTCGTTTGCGTTTCAAGAGTTTAGTCAAAGATACGCTGACCCAGGTTCATTAGATGAAACTTTTGAGGTTCGTGATGCGAGAATGCAAGACGAAAAGAATCGTCAAAATAGTGTTGAATGCGAGAATGACTATATAAAAGGGCGATGGGAAGAAGAACAACTCAATGTGATTCTAAAAGCCAAAGAAGCGTATGACTGGGCTATTGATAATGGTATCGCAAAAGAACAAGCAAGAGCAGTTCTACCAGAAGGTAACACCAAATCAAAATTGTATGCCAACGGAACAATTCGATCATGGATTCATTATGTCGAGTTGAGATCAGCCAACGGCACACAAAAAGAACATATGGAATTAGCAAGAGAGATTGGCTGTGCGATACACGCTATCTTTCCAATGATTGAAGATTTCATCAACGAATAATAACAAGTCAGGAATGGATATAGAAATGACGATAAAAATTGATAAAGACAAAGACTCCCTGCTCGCCTCATACGCATTGGGAATGTTAAAAGACTTTTACTTGACAGAGTATGAGACATCACCACAAGAAGCATATCGTAGAGCCGCAACAGCTTGGTCACAATACGATGGAGAACTAGACAAAGATTTAGCACAAAGATTGTACAACTATGTTTCAAACAAGTGGTTCATGTTTGCTTCACCAGTACTATCAAATGCTCCAAATGGATCGAAGCAAGGCAAGGGAATGCCAATCTCATGCTTTCTAACTTATGTTCCAGATACACTAGAAGGTCTTATTAGTCATACATCTGAGTTGAGATGGTTATCTGTTTATGGTGGTGGAGTTGGTGGTCACTGGAGTGATGTAAGAACTGTATCTGATGTAGCCCCGGGTCCTATGCCATTCATTCACACAGTTGATGCTGATATGATTGCGTATCGTCAAGGTAAGACTCGTAAGGGTTCATATGCCGCCTACATGGATATCTCACATCCAGATATCATTGAGTTTTTGAATATGCGTATTCCAACAGGTGATGTACAACGCAAAGCATTGAATCTACATAATGCGATCAACATCACAGACGAGTTTATGGAAGCGGTTAAACAAGGAAGTTCTTTTGATCTTCGTGATCCAAAAGACCAAAGTGTTAAAGACAGCACTGATGCTCGTAAACTATGGGAACGCATCATTGAGACTCGTTTCAGAACTGGTGAGCCATACTTAAACTTTATCGATACAGCAAATAGAGACTTGCCACAACCACTCAAAGACAAGGGTCTAAAGATCAATGGATCGAATCTATGTAACGAGATTCATCTTCCAACTGATGCTGATCGTACTGCTGTTTGTTGTCTATCATCATTGAATCTTGAATACTACGATGAGTGGAAAGATACGCCTATTGTTCGTGATCTTGTGAGAATGCTTGACAATGTACTTGAATATTTCATTCACAATGCACCAGACACAATCGAGAGAGCGAAGTTTAGTGCCGCAAGAGAAAGAAGTATTGGTTTGGGTGCTATGGGCTTCCATAGTCTATTACAGAAGCATGGTGTTGCTTGGGAATCAGAGTTAGCAAAAGAGATCAATGATGTTGTGTTTAGTCATATTAAGAGTGAAGCAGTTGCTGAGACTGAGTTGCTTGCTGAAGAACGAGGTGCTTATCCAGACGGACCTGACTCTGGTAGACGAAACTCTCATCTAATGGCAATCGCACCAAATGCGAGTTCTGGTGTGATTTTAGCAACATCTCCATCTATTGAGCCACTCAAAGCAAATGCGTACACACATAGAACAAGAGCAGGCTCTTTCTTAGTTAAGAACAAGTATTTGAAAGAAGTTTTGAGACAGAAAGATCAAGACAACGATACAATCTGGACTTCGATCATTACCAAGAAAGGTTCAGTACAGCATCTACCATTCTTGAATGAAGGCGAGAAAGCAATCTTCAAGACTGCTGATGAACTTGATCAAAACTGGGTTGTACAACACGCCGCAGATCGTCAGAAGTATATCTGTCAAGGTCAGAGCGTAAACATCTTCTTCCCTGCAGGTGCCGATAAAGCATATGTGAATCAAGTGCATCTAAGAGCATGGAAAGAAGGTCTAAAAGGATTATATTATTTGCGTACAGAAGCAAAGCAACGTGCTGAAAACGTAAGTGAAAAAGTAGAACGAGTAGCACTTCAAGGTGATACACGCAACATCGTATATTCTAAAAAGCATTGTCCATTCTGTTCGTTAGCGAAAGAAGAATTACGATTGCGAGGTATACCATTTGATGATATCGATTTAGCCTCTGTTGGAAAGACAGCCGCAGAAGTAACTGGTCGTAAAGATGTGAAGACAGTGCCACAAGTATATATTGCAGGTGAGTATGTTGGTGGTTACAATGAGTTACTAGAATTTTTAAATAAACCAATAGAGCAAGGCAATGACGAAGAATGTCGTGCCTGTGAAGGATAGGAGATAGAAGTTGAGCGAGAAAACAGGACTATTAGATTACAGCAAAGCATACAAGCCATTTATGTACCCTTGGGCTGTAGAGTTAGTAAAGAAACATGAAGAGATTCACTGGGTAGAAGATGAAGCGGAATTGTCTGAAGATGTACAAGATTGGAAGACAAAGTTGACTGAGAATGAGAAAGATTTTGTAACACAAATTTTAAGATTGTTTACTCAATCGGATGTACAGGTAGGTGAGAACTATCACGAACTGTTGATTCCAAAGTTTAAGAACAACGAAGTAAGAAATATGTTAGCATCATTTGCTAATCGTGAAGGCGTACACCAAAGAGCCTATGCGTTATTGAATGATACATTGGGTTTGCCTGATGAAGACTTTCACGCATTTCTTGAGTACAAAGAGATGGCGCAGAAACTAGACTTCATGAAAGAGGGTAACATCAACACACAAACTGGATTGGCATTAGCACTTGCTCAATCTGTATTCAACGAAGGTATGTCACTATTCGCATCATTCGTAATGCTGTTGAACTTTCAACGCTACGGAAAGATGAAAGGTATGGGTACAATCGTTGAATGGTCTATTCGAGATGAAACCATGCACGTTCAAGGTAACGCAAAACTCTTTAGAGAGTTCTGTGAAGAGCATCCTCGTATCATAAACGATGAGTTGAAGTCTAAGATTTATGAGATGGCAAAGAATGCTGTTAAGTTAGAAGACAAGTTCATCAAGTTAGCATTCAATGGACATGAGCAAGAAGGCATCACAGAGAAAGAAGTGAAGCAATACATTCGTCACATCGCTGATCGAAGACTTCTACAACTTGGTATGAAAGCAAAGTTCAATCAGAAAGATAACCCAATGCCTTGGCTTGACTGGGTACTGAATGGAGCATCACATGATAACTTCTTTGAGAAGCGAGTGACTGAGTATTCTGTAAATGGTATGGAAGGTGAATGGGGTTGGGGTGAGAACACTCCAGAAGGCGAAGTATGTGGCTTTGATGGTAATGGGTGTGCCGCTTAATGGATAAATGGCAGAGTGCATATATGGATACGGCAGAGAGGTTCGCCTCTCTGTCAACTGCTACACGACTTAAAGTTGGTTGTATCGCAGTTAAAGATAATCGTATATTGAGTATTGGTTATAATGGAATGCCATCTGGTTGGAGCAATATATGTGAAAGACCAAGTGGAAGCACAGGGTATCTTCGAACCAAAGACGAAGTAATTCACGCAGAGATGAACTGTCTAGCAAAACTAGCGGCATCGAACGAAAGTGGCAAAGGAGCAGAACTATATATAACTCATGCGCCATGTATGGAATGTTCTAAGATGATCTACGCAAGTGGAATCAGTAAAGTCTACTATAGAACAGAGTTTCGAGATGTCAGTGGTGTAATATTTTTAAGACAGTGCGGTTTGGAGATAGAACAAATATGAAAAAAGTAGAAGCATTTTGCGATGACTGCATCACTGAGTTTAGTGTAGAGTTGATTGATGGAGAAGTAGAAGTAAAGTATTGCCCAGTATGCGGAAGTCCGTTAGAAGACGAAATAGAGACGATTGAGATAGACGAAGACTTTATGGAACAGGACTGGGAAGACTAGATGTGGCTATACGAGGGTAAAGAGTTTACGAGCGAGATGATAGGAGACTACATCGGATTCGTATACATCATTACTATCAAAAGCACAGGCAAGAAGTATCTTGGTAAGAAACTGTTCACATCAACACGCAGACTAGCACCACTCAAAGGAAAGACTAGAAAGCGTAAAGTGACTAAAGAGTCAGATTGGATGGACTACTATGGCTCTTCTGAAGAAGTTAAGATGATTGTCGAAGAGATGGGTGCAGACAACTTTGATCGAGAGATCATTCACCTATGCGACAAGAAAGGCGAGATGTCATATCTAGAAGCAAAAGAACAGTTTGATAGAGGTGTTCTTTTATCAGACGATTGGTATAATGGTATCGTCAACTGTAAGATTCATAAGAGTCATGTAAAGGGTCTGAGAGAGAAGTTCGGACCTGAAGAAGATGCACGAGAAAGAGAACCCTGGCATCAACGCCCATGAAAAAGCCCCGATTAAGGGGCTTTTTTTATTGCTCTTGATTCCACTCTATGTGTCGAATGTACTCAGCCATTCCATGATCACAGAAGCTATCTAGATAGCCTTCACACCAACCTTCCCAAAGACCACGAACTTTGTCTTTGACTCTCTGCCAACCTGTAGGATTACGCAGATTGCCATAAGCATTGATGTAATGCTCTGTACCATGATGCTTGAATCCCATAAATCTAGGTGGTACTGATGTAACGATATCATTGTTATTCTTCCAACGATGATGTACAACGCCTAATGAATTACAGTACCCTTTCCAACCAACTCTTGGCGAACCAAAAGTGTACAGTTCAACGGGGTCACCCAACGAGTCTTTATATAAGCAACGAGAAGCCATAATTGTTGCCATTGCGGCACCAAGTGAATGACCACAGAACCAGAGGTCTTTCTTTAGATTAACAGTTCTGTCGATGTCTTCACTGATCATCGGCCATAGATCATCTACTTCTTTCTTGAATCCTTTATGAACTCTAGAGATAGTCTCAGACACAACAGG